CACCAGACAATTTATTTTATTATTGTTCTTCACACTCTGGTATGGGTGGAAAGATTGGTGTATTTGGTTCTACTTTAGAAGCTGGTTCTGGTCTTACAATAACAGGTAACAGTATTGCTGTAGATGCAACAGTTATTACAGGACAAACTAACGAAGGAACTGCTGACAATAATGATGTCATACTTATCTATGATGACTCTGCTAGTGGATTAAAGAAACAAACAAGAAGTGCTTTCTTGTCTGGTACTGGTGTTGGTAATATGAATAGCTTTAATATATCAGATGGTTCTACATCAGAAACAATAAGTGATGCAAATACAATTACATTTAGTGGTACTTCTAATGAAGTAGAAGTAGCAGTAAGTGCAACAGACACAGTCACTATAGGACTTCCTGCTAGTATTACAGCCAACCTTGTAGGTAATGTTACAGGTAATGTTACAGGTAATGTAACAGGAACTGCTGGAGGATTATCTTCAACATTAGCAGTAGGTAGTGGTGGTACAGGATTAACTTCTTTCACAGTAGGTGACTTAGCTTACGCTTCTGCGACAACAACTATAGCTAAATTAGGCATAGGTACAGCAAACCAAGTCTTAGCTGTCAATGCTGGTGCAACTGCTCCAGAATGGGTAGATGCAACAACAGGTGACATAACAGGAGTTACAGCAGGTACAAACATAAATGGTGGTGGAACTTCAGGAAATGTAACAGTCAACTTAGATACAACAATTACAGGTTTATCATCAGTAACTTCTACTGCATTTGTAGGAGCTTTAACTGGTAACGCTACTACTGCAACAACTTTACAAACTGCTAGAACTATAGCTGGTAAATCATTCAATGGTTCAGCAAACATAACAATAGAAGCTGGAGATTTATCAAATGTATCTACTTCTGGTGTAGCTGATGGACAAGTATTAGTTTATAACAATACTGCTAGTCAGTTTTGAACCAGGTTCAGTAGGTTCTGCAACAGCACTTATCGCTGGAGATTCAGACTTTACATTATCAGATGGTGTTGCTAGTGGAATACACTACGAGTTAGACAACACAGATATGGCTGACTGGAATCAAGCAGGTGTAGTTCTATCTACAGCTGGTGGTATCTTCCAACACAATCAAGTACAAGCTGCTACATATACAGTACCAGCTAACACAGGTTCAGTTATGGCTGGACCAATCACAATCACAGGCACAGTAACGAATAATGGTACACTGGTAGTTATCTAATGGTAACTGTCAAAGTAAACACAATATCTAAAGCATCTGGCAATAATGTTGCTATGCAAAACTCTTTAAATTTAAAGTCTTATACAACTACACAGCGTAATGCACTAACAAGTGCTGCTGGAGATATAATCTATAACACAACAGATAGCAAAGTACAGTTTTACAATGGCTCTGCTTGGAGTGATTTATAATGTCAACTCTTGAAACTAACGCTATAGGTAAATACTCTGGTAACAATGTATCAGTTGATGATAGTTTAAATTTAAAGTCATACAGCTACAAGTGCTAGAAATGCACTGACATCAGTAGCTGGTGACACGATATACAACTCTGATGACAATAAAGTACAAGTATATACAGGTTCTGCTTGGGAAGATTTAGGTGGCTTAGTATCTTAATCTTTCATCACTGATAATTGGCTGGTGGTGGTGGTAGGAAGCGCATGATGGTGGTGGAGGAGCAGGAGGTTATATAAATAGTTACGCATCAGAACAATCTGGTGGTGCAACATCTATCTACAAAAATATTAACTTTTTTAGCACAAAATTATACTGTAACAGTAGGTGGTGGTGGTAATGGTGGAACTGTCTAGTACAGAGCAACAAATGGTACAATTCACAATATCATTATGTATGCAGTAGGTGGTGGTTATGGTAGGATTAAGTGGTGACACCTAACCAACGGAGGTTCTGGTGGTGGTGGTAGGTTTTCTGGTGGTAACTCTAATGGTGCAGTGGCAATAATTTTGCACAAGGATTTCCGGGTGGAAATCAACAATGCTTCACGGAGTTATCCAACTGGTGGTGGTGGTGGTGCAGGTGCTATTGGAGGAAACTGCTTCAAGCAGTACAGCAGGATGGAGATGGTGGTGTAGGTTTAGCATCTTCTATAACAGGTTCATCTGTAACAAGAGCTGGTGGTGGAGGTGGTGTGCAGCACCTGGACTACTGTAGGTGCAGGTGGAACAGGTGGTGGTGGATGGAAATCTACATCAGTGCTAATGGTGGTGCAGGAACAGTTAATACTGGTGGTGGTGGTGGTGGTACTACTTATGGTGGTAACTTACTGGAACTGGTGGAGCTGGTGGTTCTGGTAGTTATTAGATGGGCAACAGCAGATGGAACTATTACAGTTGCTGCAGGATTAACTTCATCAAGTACAACAGATGGGTCTGATACAGTAGTAACATATTACAGCAGGAACAGGAACAGTGAGCTTTGCATAATGAGTGAATTAAAAACAAATAAGATTTCAACAAATGACCAGAACAATGTAGCAATAGATAATGCACTTGGATTAAAGTCATACATACAACTGCTAGAAATGCTTTAACTTCTGTTGCTGGTGATATGATTTACAATACAACTGACAGCAAGTACAAGTTCATAATGGTTCTGCTTGGGAAGATTAGGTGCAGGATATAGAAGTTTCCAAGTTCAATATCTTAGTAGTAGGTGGTGGAGGGCTGGTGGTTATAGTATGACACACAGAGCAGCAGGTGCAGGTGGTGCTGGTGGTTTTAGAACTCTACTACTGGGAAGAAACTGGTTATCCATTAACTAATCCAGAACCAAAATTTATTAGCTGCATTATCTACAAACTACACAATTACTGTTGGTGCTGGTGGCACAGGTGCAACTTATTCTTCATCATCTGGTGAAGATAGTAAATTTGGAGATATTGTTGGTGCTGTGTGGTGGTAGAGGTTCATCTGCATTTACTGGTAGAGCAGGTGGTGATTTCTGGTTCTGATAAAACACAAGTAGGTGGTGGTGGTGGTGGACAAATTGGAAGTTATGCTTCTGGAGATGGTGGAGGTGGTGGAGGTTCTTATGGTCAAGGTGGTGCTGGTATCTTCAAGAGGTGGTGGTGGAGGAGCTGGTGAGTCTCATCGGTTCTAATCACAACAGGTGGTGGCAGGTGGAAATCATCTTACTATAACAGGTTGCATGCTGTAACTGTATGCAACATGGTGGAACTGGAAATAATAACGCAACAGGTGCAGCAAATACAGGTGATGGTGGTGGTTCAAATAGCTCTAATGGACAACACTGGTTAGCTGGTGGTTCTGGAATAGTAGCTTTAAAATGGCTAACAGCAGATGCTACAATAGGAGCAACTAGAACTGGTCTTACAGATGGTAATGTACAAACATCTGGCAGATTATAGCTATATTGTTTTTACAGCAGGTACAGGTACAATCAGTATTTAGCTGATATAATAGGAGAGATATGGCACATTACGCATTTATAAACGATAACAACATAGTGACAGAAGTCATTGTTGGTATTAATGAGGACAATACAGAAACTTTACCAGATGGCTTTGCTGACTGGGAAGCGTGGTATGGAGATTTTAGAGGACAGACTTGTAAAAGAACTTCCTATAACACCAGTAGCTAATACACATAGTGGAGATGGAACTCCTTTTAGAGGTAACTATGCAGGTATAGGATATACTTATGATGCAATCTAATGATGTATTCATAGCACCTAAACCTTATAGCAAGTGGATATTAGATGAAGATACTTGGTCTTGGAAAGCACCAGTTGATATGCCAGATGATGGTAAACAATATATTTGGAATGACAACACAGGAGCTTGGGAAGAACTAGCTGAATAATGTCTAGTGAAATTAAAGTAGATACTATATCAGAAAAGACTTCTGCTAATGGTGTAGCAATAGATAGTGTTACATTAAAAGATGGTGAAGTAGTCGGAGCAATCTTAACAGGACTATGTTGAAAAAGATGTAGCAGTTACTTCTGGTACAACACTCACAATAGATTTAGCAAATGGAAACACAGGTTCAGTAACATGCAACATAACAGACATAGATTTTACAAATGTACCAACAGATGGTACTTCTTCATTTACATTAAAAGCAACACAGGATGGAACAGGTAGCAGGACTATGGCTATTAACGCTATTACAGTTAATGGTGGTGGTAATGTTACAGGACTAACTCCAGGAGCTGCTGGTCTTACACTTAGTACAGGTGCAGCAGACATAGACTTAGTATCGTTCTTATTCTTTGATGCTTCAACACCCTTAATCAATTCATTATTAGACTTTAGTTAGGAGTTCAAATGCCATTAGGTGCAACACGATTTGGATTTCAAGTGGTTAGCAGAAATGATGTGTTATTAGTTATTGCAGGTGGAGTGTTCATCTGGAATGATGGTGGCAACTTAGGCTGGTGGAGGTGGTGGTGACTTCGTATAGCAACTTTACAATACTGAAAGTGGTGGTATCTTTAAAACTCGTATGACAGTTGTTCTTGGAGATGAGTGGTCAAGTGGACAGTGCTATCAAACTTCAATGGATACTAGTATTTTTTCACAATCACTTCAACTAGGTGGGGGAACTCTACAATGGTTCTAGTGGTTCTGGAGGTTCTGGTGGTGGAGCTTCTTTAGTGCTAAAAGTGGTGGTAGCAAGTACAGCTAATCAAGGTTTTGCAGGAGGTTCTAGTGCATCTCTTCTAAAGCAGGAGCAGGTGGTGGTGGAGGTGCTGGTCAAGAGTCATCTTCAACTAGGATTGGTGGCAATGGTGGGTTGGGATTCAATATTTATCATTACTAATGCACTGAAACTGTTGTGCGAATGTGTCTGGGTCAAATGTTCATATGCACAGGTGAGGTGGTCAATAGGTAGTGCTTGAACTGGTCTACTGGAACAACAGGTTGGAGTAATGTGCTAAGGAATCACTGCAACATGGTGGAGTTTCAGGTGGTGGATCTGGTTCTGGTATCTACAGAACTAGGTGGCTCTGGATAGTAATATTAGTATCCACAATACAGAACATTAGCAGGTGGTGCTTCATCAGCTGGTGGAGAAACAAACAGTAGGCACAGAAAAATATATTCAAATAGAAACAAGTGGTACAGTTACCTGGTCATAAATACAAATCTATATGATAAAATTCATAGTATGGATTATTTAATTGGTTTTCTTTTAGGTTATTTTTTAAAAGAAGCTCTCGGATTTATTAAAAGAATAAGTGATTACGATTGGGATAATCGTATTTCATATCAAGATGAATGGGATTTCCTTACACAGGATGACCTTCCATAATGACAGCTTCCAATGGCTTTACACAGAAAGAACTGAATCAAATGATATTTGATAAGTTAGATGACATAGATAAAAAGCTAGATGAGAAGTTAGATAAATCAGAATTTTATAAAGTATTAGGATTAGTTGCCACAGTTATATTAATTGTTGGTAGCCTAAGTATGTAGGGATATATGAAAGCACAAGTAAATTTAAGTCAAGTATTACAAGGTGGTTTAGCTGCTCTTGTTGGTTGGTTATTTAAAACAGTTAATGATTTACAACAAGAAGTTACTGCCTTACAAGTAGAAGTTATTAATTCAAACAGCAAACTTAGTGATGTATTGAACATCATACAGAATATTGATTCAGAGATTACAGAGATAATCTGGAAGATAGGTGGCTAAATGATTTGTGGTTTATGTACTGGTATGTGCAACACTTGTCCGATAGGTAAGTAATGTTTAAAAAACTTAAAGATAATCTAGGTTTAGTCGTAACAGGTATAGCTCTTATGTCCTCTGTTGGTGCAGGTATTCAATCTCTTAACGCTGTACTTATAACTCTTACAGGAATTGATGACAGGATGAATAACATTGAGTATGAATTTGTAACTCTTAAAGATAGCACTTATGTACAGAATGATATAGCTGTATTGTATGAGAAGATACAATCATTAGAGATGGCTGCACAGAATGTCGGTAGGTTTAATGAAGAGATGGCTACCTTACAAGCTAACTTATATAACTTAGAACAAACAGTTAGAGATGGTGGGTTTGATTTAGATAGATATTACTTACTAGAAAAGTGGGAGTATCAAGACCTTAATGATTCGTTGACTAGGGTAGAAACACAAGTACAAACTGTTAACAATAATATGTGGGAACTTAACGATTTAAAAACTAGACTGGCATACCTTGAAGCTAACAACCATAGCCACTAAGATAAAGGTATGAAATTACAAGTAGTCAGGACACAATTTGGTAAGGATGCAACTAATGGGATGCTGTTTATTGATGGTAAGTTTGAGTGTTATACTTTAGAGGACCAGTATCAAGCAGTCAAAGTAATGCACGAAACCTGCATACCAGAAGGTACATACAAACTTAAACTTAGAACAGTTGGTGGATTTAATTCTCGTTACACCAAGAAATATCCTACCTTTCATAGAGGTATGTTGTGGTTAGAAGATGTACCAGGCTTTGAATATATCTTATTCATCAAGGTAACACTGATGAACACACCAGTGGTTGCTTAATCGTAGGAGATACACAACAAGACTTAGATGTAAACTTTAATGGTATGGTTGGCAGTAGTGCTAACGCTTACAAGAAACTCTATCCTAAAGTATCTGGTGCAATACTTAAAGGTGATGATGTCACCATAGAATATACAAAGATAAACCTTAGTGGTGAAGATAACAAAGCTAAAGACCATATGATACTAGCTGATAGCGTATATGAAAAACTTCAAGAGATAAATGGAAATGTTATCAAAACAAATGCAATGCTAAAAGGTAGACTTATTACATAATGTTTGAGAGATTCAAAAGAAAAAGAAACCAAGATGGTACATTCAAGATGGATGTAGGGTGGACTCCTTGGAACGAAGCCTGGAGTTATAAGATGAATGAAGAACTAAAAGATATGTTAGAGAGAGCTGTATGGACTTTCATAGAAGCCTTCTCTAGGTGCATTAGTTATCAGCCCAATGGTAGGAATAGAGGCATCAGCCCTTGAAATTGCTGCTATATCTGGTGGTGGTGCTGCATTATCAGTCATAAAGACATTCGCAAAGAAAAAAATAAGCTAGGAAACTGTCTTAATATCTGTCTATAATTAGCCTTAACAGAAAGGCTGCTTATGACAGAAGAACTAGGAAACAACTACTACAAATCAGGATGGTTACCCTCTATAGAGTTTGACCACAAGACTGGTAAGGGTGAGATTACTTATGTAGGTACTGACCCTGACTACGATAAGAAGTATGATTCTATATTAAAAGACTGGGGATTTGACCCTAAGTATTATGAGATTGAAGGTGCTGTCAAGGCATCTAGTTGGAATACACAGCTTAAAGGTGGCACAGTTGAAACCTTTTATGCGTTTAAAGGTGTAGTTAAAAGAAAAAATCCAGCATTAGATGAGTACTTTAATGAACTACTCAAGCTGTTTAAACACAAACCCCCATTAAAGAATAAAAAATATGGTGGTGACACTGCATTTATATTTACATTAGCAGACTGGCAATTAGGTAAAGCTGATTATGGCGTAGAAAATACCCTTGAACGCTACGAGGTTGCCCTACAAGAGGCAGTCAAACAGATTAAGGCACTGCGTAAGGCAGGTACAGCTATAGATGAGGTGTTCTTATTAGGATTAGGTGACCTCACAGAAAATTGTGACCAGAGCTTCTACTCCTCAATGCCCTTTAATCTAGAATTAAATCTATCTCAACAATATAGATTAGCTAGACAAATGATTATGAAAACTGTTGATACATTTCTACCAGTGGTTGACAAGATAACTCTTTGTGGAATCGGTGGTAACCACGGAGAAATGACAAGAGCTGCTAAAGGTCAGGTGTTATCTACAAGATTAGACAACTCTGATATGATGCACTTTGAAGTATGCCAGGAGATTATGGCACAGAACAAGCGTTATAAAAATGTTAAAGTTATTTTGCCTACTGATTACCACCACCTTTTAGAAATAAAAGGTATAGGTGTAGCTATAACACACGGACATATGACTACTGGTGGTGCAGGACCTGAAGGTAAGATAATGAAATGGTGGCAAGGTCAGATGTTTGGGTGGTTGCCTAGTGGAGCTGCTGAAATTTTAATAACAGGTCACTATCATCATCCAAGATTATTGAAACAAGGCAAGAGAACTTGGATGCAGTGTCCATCTATTGATGCGAGTAAAGACTTTACTGCTCGTACTGGTATGTGGAATGAGCCAGGTGTCTTAACTTTTACTATTAATAAAGATGGTTGGGATAATTATAAGATTGTTTAAACAGAGTACATACTGTATTTGACAGTGAGTTCTGTACCTGCTGGAATAAATTCCTCTGTAAATAAATAGCGTGTCATCTTACCTGTAATCTTACAGTTAGGTGTTTCGCTATGATTAATAAAACCACCAAGTGGGGTACGCAGTAGGTTGTTATCTTCACCAAACCAATGTGCGTGTGTCATACCTAGTGACTCGTAAGGTTCTAAATCTTTTAAGGTAAACAAACCTAACCCTTCTACCTTACTTGGTTGAATAGTAAGGTAGTCAGGTAAAGGTCTATACATTATTCTTCTTCCTGTGTTACTTCTTGATTAGTAATAGTCATAGGATATAGAGGTAAGATTGCAGCAATCTCTTGCTTACCATCTGCTTTATTAAATATAATTGTCTTAAAGCTACCTCTCTTCTCTAACTCTGCTAATATTTCTAGCATATTTACTTTACTTAAATCACTCATAGTATCTCCTTTGTATGTACTTTAGCATCTGATTCATACAGATACCCTACTCTTTTGTTTTTGTTATCTCTGTTTTCAAACCTACTTGTTGTTGGCATAGGTCTTTCTGTCCAGTTAAAATTGTAACCACTATCTGTTAGGTCTGTTATATTCCAAGTGTGAATATTTCCTTTGTATTCATTTAGATATATAAACTTTCTACCACTGTTAATAGCAAGAGCAAGATTAGTTTTGTATTTATCTTCTTGTATTATCCAGGAATCATACTTCGTATCTCTGGATTTTATTTCAACTAGATACAGTTCATTCTCTGCATCATATGGTGAGTACTCATCTTCAGCCAGTGTGAGTTTACCCATAACATCTTCATACAAGTCGTTTAAACAGTTAACTATATCTGTTTCTTCCATTAGAACATCTCTTCTTGTTGTTCTTTTTTGATTGATTGTTTATCAACTGACTCTATCAAAGCGTGACACACTGCCCATTCCCATTTATAAGGATTGTTTTCATCCTGTAATTTATATCTATTACCACAATAAAGATTACCTTCAAAGTCTAGGTACTTAATCTTATTGTCTTTACATAGGTAAGGAGCTTTGTGTGTCCTGTCAGGTGGAGCTGGTACATCAAAGTTATGATTAGGATATTTCTTTTGCAGTGTAGCTTTTAATCTCTCCACTGCAAATGAATCTCCTATAGGTTCTAAAGCCACTCTGTTGGGCAATCAGTGTCACCCCAACCTATCCAACCACAGCCTTCTTTGTCGCCATAATTGTTACAACTCCAGCTAGGTATCTTACCAAACTTATCTGGGTCATCCTGCTTTTTCTTTCGGTTGTCCTCTATCCATTCAGACTTACCACACTCTGGGCAGTTCTGTGTTATGTCTTTGAACTCACCTAATACTTTTTCAATATCACTTGTATCTTCAGACACAACTTCAATCATTGTTATATAAGTACTCATCTGTTCGCTGTTCCATTCAGATATATTTGTAGGAAAGCCTTGTGTTTCAGTGACATCTTTGTATGTGTCATTCATCATTTTCTTTCTTACTTTCTCATCAGGTATCATAGCTGTAACAGTATGGTCAAGCTGCTGTTTGTTGTTAGGATTCTTTTCTACATCCTTAACAAACTCCTTCTTAGCTTCAACTAATGCTTTATCTTCTTGCTCAATAACAACATCTTTAACTCTACCCTTTTTCTCAATAGGTTCTTGTTTGTTATCATCTGCATAGAAGTCATCAGTTCCTGACCATAGCTCTACGCCAAGACCGAATCTCATACAAGCTCGTTTGAAGGCATCACTCTCTGCAAGTTTAAGACACTCACCTAGTGTTGCTCTGTTAAGTGCTGCAGATTCTACATCTCCTGCACCATCATATGAACCCATACCTTCTATGGTTATAGTTCCTTTACCACCAATAACTTTGTCATTAATAATAATAGGTTCAAACTTCCAGTCATACTTAACATCACAATCTCGTAGTCTTTCTACATACACTGCGTGGTTAACATACTTTCCGAACTTACCTTTAGGTGGGTCCATTACTACTTCCTTTGGAAAAGGTTTAAGTAATTTCTTTTTAGTTTCCTTATTCATTTATTCTCCTGTTATCATTAGAGGAACAGAATGTTTTATTATTCATTTTGTTTCCTTTCTGATAGTAGAGCCTCTAGCAATAGAGGCTTTTCTATTCACTATCTTCATCTATTAATTGATATAATCTTTGTCTTGATATATCTAGTATTGTAGCCATATCAGTAAGTGGAACACCTACATTACGACCATTGTTTATTAGTTCTGTCCTCTGTTTCTTTAGAGTATTAACTAAGTCACTAGCTTCCTGTATCAGGTAAGCTACATTATGCAATTCTTCTAAGACATTTTTCTTATTGTCCATAGATTGCAATAGATTATTAGTGCGTTCATTCACGCTTCTCCTTCTCTGTTCAGTCGCTACTATCGTTAGCTAACTGATGTTTTATATAGTTCTTTGAGTCCAATAAAGTCGCCACTATCGTTATCAATAACAGATACAACATTGAACCCAGCTGAACGAAGCTCGGCAAACTTTAGTCTTGCCTCTGCTATCGTTGTAGATTTGTCACCATCAAAGTAGAACACTTCTGAACCACCATAGATACTGTGACATTCTATTCGTATAGACATAGAACCTCTTGGTTGCTTACTGTCATTGTAACTAACATTATAATTAATGTATAGCTTGTTATAAATATCTATCAGGTGTCAGTTTAAACAAACACCTGTTAGATACTTACTCTTCTAACACATTGAATAAACGCATTAGTCGTAAGTCCTCTTCTCTTTCCTTATCAATTTCTCTCTGTGATTTGTAACCACCATACTTTTTTACGAGTACTGTGAAGAGAAAAGATACTGCTAACATATCTAGGAAGGTCATTTCTTACCTGCTTTCTTCCTGTCATCTTGTTCGGCTTTCATCTTCTTTACAAAAGTTGGGTGGTTTAATTGTGTACCACCTTTTTTGTTAGATTGACTTCGCCTACGCTGTGCTCTATTCATTTGTCTTGCCTTCCTAAATTATTTTTTCTACGCCAAGAACTTTTAAGATGTAGTTTACTTTTATTAGATTTAGAAGCTCTACGCTCTGCTCTATTCATTAGATTCAATCCTTTCTACTAGATTAAATTCAACTGGGTTATCCCAATCAATCACTACAAAATCCCCTGAACTTCTACCTAAGTCTGTTATGGTATCTATTATTTCAGTGAGATTATCGTATCTTTGTGTACTTGCAATGTAGACTGTCATTTTTTCTACGACTATATCTTTCATCATTATTCTCCTTCTCCTCTGAACATATCCTCAAAACATTCAGGGTGTACACCAGTGAGTAGCTGTTCTCGTTCTGCTCTGCTATGCTCTGGGAATATATCCTGAATCAATCTTCTCTGATGTCTTGGGGTTTCTGTAAACTCTTTATACTTAGCTCTGTCAACAACAACAGCACCTGTTTCCCTGCAATGTATACAGGTAGGTGTCGTTACTACTAACGAAGTATTCAGTTCCCAATCCATTAGACTTGTTCTTCTGTAAAAGGCGACAGACAATAGATACTTGGTCTGTGTCCATTGAAGGGTAGTCCATTTGTATCTGCCTCTACTAGCGTATCAACAGTTGTTACTGCCTCATCTAGCGTGACATCACTGTCAAAATAAAAATCTACTGTTAGTATATTTTCATCTCGCTTCGCATTAACATCTACAAATTCGTAGACATCTGATTCTTTCATAAGTTTCCTTTCAATATGCTTCTATGTTTAAACATAGATAGCTTGTAACACACAAGTATGAGATAGTTCGTACTTGTTAACCCCTACAACCTCGCTCTTGGAAGTAAGAAGTACTCGTAGTTCTGTCTTATGTGCTACAAGCTACCTATTGACTTGGGTGTACTCTTTACAGAGGCAAGGTTTAGTAAGTCAAAATTTCCCCTCGCTCACCCTTATAGATAGCTCGTTTAAACAACTAACCTAGCTTGGCTTGTTGTTTAGTTAATGAATCAATCAACTTAGTAAGTTCTGTCTTGGCTTTCTTTGTACTAAATTCGCCTGACATATCTCGTAGTTGATTTACAGTTTCTTTCATTGTATCTAACCTACCTTCTGCATAATCTGCGTAGTCGTGTGCTTCATCAGCACTATTCTTCGCATCATAGGCATAGCTCTTAGCCTCTTGAACATTATCTTCTGCTTGTTCTATCTCGCTATAGAGTTCCTCTAATAGGTCGGATACAGTTGTAACTGTATTACTTTCTTCATTCATTTTATTCCTTTCATATGCTCATAAAGAGCATTGAGTACTCGCTGTTTGAACAAGTACTCTATGCTTTCTACCACTCGTAATATCCATCAGGTATATCTGTTTCAACCCACTCACGACCATCTGATGTGGTATGTGTGTGTTGGAAATTGCTTTCAATCTCAACAGCTTTGATGTCGCTGAATGTTTCGTGAACACGCCAACTACATTCGTTTAGCCTGACATTATACATATTCTCGCCACCATTCTTCGTGTGTGCCTCTATCTTTTCTCGTGCTTCCTCTTCTGAATCAGCTTCAATATAGACTTCACTTTCTTGGTGGTACTTTAAGTAATATAAGTTACTCATTAGACATTCCTTTCTCTACTGTATATTGCTTCTTTAGTTTGGGGTGTATCTTTGTAACCCATAGCTACATTACCTTTGTATAACAAAGGTAAAGCAAATTCAAAGTACTTGATTAAGTACTCTACATCTACTGATGTCAGCATTGCTGATACCTGTTTGCCATCTTTATTTACTACACCTTTTATATCAATGTACATTATTGGTCTGCCACTATCTAGCCTTAGGCTATCTAGCAAGATAGCTTTTATTGGGCTATCATAATTACTTTTTACTTTCATCTCTTTACCTCTATCAATCCATCAGCAATATCTTTTCTATCTGCATAGAAAATAAAATCTACTGCCTCTTGTTTGGTATTGGTATTTACTTCAACTTCCAATATAAATGTTTTCATATTGTCCTTTCTTTTTTGTGGTGTATTGCACACCATTGACAGCACTGATGAAAGGTACTAAACCAATGCTGTCTAGCTGTGCATACGCATAATAAAGATTGCCTCTACTAGCGTTTACAAAATGTCGTAAGTAAATTAATAAAAAAAATAAGCCAGATATTTCTATCCAGATTATTTATATTTATATATCTACCCACCCGTTTAAACAGATGGGTAGTTATATAATTATCTAAAATTACCTTCAGCAATAGTTAAGGTATTACCTTCACAACTAGAACAAACAAATAATTCAGGCTCTTCAAAGCCATCATATAATTCAGGGTCTTTTATATCCCATTTCTTTTCCATCTGTTGTAGTACTGAAGCTGTACTAATTCTAATTATTAATCCGTAACCTTGTTTTCTGCTTCGTGTCAGTGGCACTGTAACAAGTATCAGGGCTTGTACAGGCTACCTTGACCGAGGTCTTAGGTGCCTTTGGTTGCTCTAATATTGCAATATGTGGAACTAAACCGAGCTTAGAAACTACAGGCTTAGCCCATTTATCAAATGCCCCACCTCTTACAGTGGCTGTTGGTTTTCCTTCAGCACCTAACATTTTTATAATTAGGTTACTGAATCCAGTCTTGTGACCAGTACCAACAGGTAACACAGCGTGACAAACTTCGTGGGCTAGTACTTGAAAAATATCTAATGTATTTTCTAAGTTTCCAGCTTTTAAAGTTGGTCTAATAAATAGGTGTCGTGTTCCTGATGAATCATAATCTTCATTCTTGACATCTTCCGAAGAGTATTGACAAACTCCAATCGTGGAGTTTTTCATTCCCTTAGGCATATGACCGAATGAAGCCTTAATCTCATTTGGTTTCTTTACAAAGTTATTAAAGCCACTCGCTTTCAATTGTTTAAAGATTTCATTAATAGAATCTTCAAGCCATTCTTCGCGTGTGCCTTTATATGTTTTTGTTTTACTCATTTTATTATTACCTTTCTAAGATACGATTCATTTAGAATCGGTGTGCATACCAGTTTAAACAAGTACACACACCCATTTTAAAAATTATGATTTGAGCACCTGAAGTTGTCAGCGTGGTAGTCAGTAGCGTAAACTCTACTTTTTCCATACAAGACAACCTCAGGGCACTCAGGGCATATTATTAATCTGTTAATCCTACAATCTCAGCTATGTTTGTAGTTTTATGGGCTAACCATAATAAAACAAACAGTGTGAGAGTCAGGCTCAACATTTGCATTAGAAGCACTCATAAACTTATTACTTCAGCTTGTGCAATATGTATGCCATTTATGATTCCAGAAATATAAGCATATTTTCAACTCAACCTTAAAGCAACGCACCCCAGTCAATCTTAAAAAACATACACCCTATGTCAGAGTGAGTACATTATCTATAAGAATTATTTATTATGTTTCTATAGTCTGTTTAAACAAGTAGGTTAATTAATATATTTAGGCTGACAGGGTAGGTATGTTATGCATATGTCAATGTGCGTATGGGGGTATATATTTAGTAGGCAGTTAGTTTATTAGAGGCATCTAAAGTATGAAATAGCGTATGAATACAGTATGATTAATCAGTAATAACCTTAGTAGACATACTACATATAGTGGGTGAACTATCACAATAGTATAAAGTATCTCTAATTGTTTTAAGTGTGTTTCCACACTCTTCACATTTCTTCAATATATTAATAATAATCTTTATTTTTTCTTTGGGGCGTGAACAGGCATATATGGGGGTAGGCTCTAATTATTATTTTCTAATGACCTTGGGTAGCTTACTTGTCTTTCTAGTTGGTCTTACTGGTTGTAAGGTAAGCCTTTCGTGCTCCTGATGCCCACTTTACCTGTATCACTGTACTAATAATTATGTTTGTTACTTGCAGAATACTATAGATTCCCTAGAATGTAAAGTATCAGATAAATTCCCTGTTTATCGTACATTAATTAAAAGTAGGTAGGGTGTAAAAACCAGAGGTACTGGAACTTGCAAAAGCTAAAGTACCTCCTTACCTATAAAAAAATTTTTCTCACTTACTTCAACAGTATGACTATAGTGTGTGTACCTAGAAAATCTAGGTGGAGCTATGAGGATAGCTTCTATTTATAATAAGAAAGAAAAACTTTCATCTAGAAAACAGTATGTGGTGTACAGTGTAAAAGAAGAATGTTTTTGTGGATTGTTATATTTTTCATAACAGTTGGACAACTGTACGGAACGAGCCCTGTAGCAATACAGGGTTTTGTTTATAGGGGTTCTTGTAAATCAGTAGGTGCCTGGCGACCTTTTATTCTTGGATAAGTCTTAGGCTTATGTTTGTTACAGTGTTTAAACTTATTGTACTTAGAAATAACTGTGTCACATCCTTTGTGAACGCAGACTCTTCCACTACTATATGAAGTAGAGGGTTTGCTATTAGGATATTTATTTCCTTTTATGTAATCACTCATACAACATATAGTATAGGAGATACAATGCCTGGTAAAGGATATAAGCCGAAAAAGGCTATGAAGAAAAATAAAGTAAGAAAGAAAAAGTAATGGCTGAATGGCGAGGAATGAAAGTGAAGTTAAATTCACCTAGCCCTATATCAAAGGGTGAGCCTGGCTATGGTCGTAAAAAGTCTAAAGTCTTTGTAATGAAAAATGGGAAAGTCAAGAAAATAATGTTTGGTGACCCTAATATGAAGATAAGAAAAAATAACCCTAAAGCTCGTGCTTCGTTTCGTGCTAGACACAAATGCAGCACAGCTAAGGATAAAACATCTGCACGATATTGGTCGTGTAGAGCTTGGTAAGGAGAAAAGATGGCAGCTAAAAAAGGTCTGTATCATAATATAAATAAAAGAAAAAAAGCTGGTACCAGTAGGTCAAAAAAGAAATCTACAATCAGTCCAAAGGCGTATGCCAATATGAAAGCTGGTTTTCCTAAAAAGAAAAAGAAATGAAATGTGCAGGTCCTGACTGTAACAAAAAGTTAAAAAACGGAAACCAGAAATATTGTAGCAATCCCTGTAAACAAAAAGCTGCATACATAAGAAAGAAAAAAGAACCTGTTGTTGAGTCAGTAGGCGTAACTATTCGTGGTGTTCACTATGAAAAATTTGTTTTAGAATATGCTGCTGATATAGAGAACAGAAAGATAACTCACGCTAAAGTAGCAGAACTCTTAGATATAAATAAATCTACTGTTACCAGAATGTTTAATGCGTACAAAGAAGATAAACAAGTTGTTAAAGCACAAGAAAACTGGAGTACACCACAAGAAGCTACAGCATCATTAAAAGATTTTAAAGAGTTTAGAGATAGGTATTTCAAAACAGAAACTGGTGACCAGTATGAAACTGCTGATTTTCACGAGAAGTGGATTAATTCTATTATTAAAGCTATTGAAGAAGGTGGAGAGCAAATGATACTTAGCCCACCACGACACGGCAAGACTGACTTACTGACACACTTTGCTGTATGGCAGATATGTAAGAACCCTAACATCAGGATTATGTGGGTTGGTGGTAACGAAGATATAGCTAAGAATGCTGTAGGTTCTGTACTTGACCAACTAGAAAACAATGAACAGTTGATAGAAGAGATATGTGGACCTGGTAATAAATTCCAACCAAAGAACAGAAGTGGTAAGTCCTGGAGTTCTGGACAGTTTACTGTAGGTACAAGAACAGTTACAGGTATTAAAAGTCCGACAATGGTGTCTGTTGGTAAAGGTGGTAAGATTCTCTCTCGTGACTGTGATTTAATTATTGCTGATGACATTGAGGACCACGGAACAACAATACAACCTAGTGCTAGAGAACAGACTAGGCAATGGTGGACTACAACATTATCTTCCAGGAAAGAGGAACATACTGCTGTAGTTGTTATTGGCTCTAGGCAACATCCAGAAGATTTATATAACTTTCTTTTAGAAAACCCAGAGATGACCACGATTGTAGAAGAAGCACATAGTGCAGAATGTATATTGCCAGAAAACGAAATAGAAGTACATACTGATTGTATGTTGTGGAAAACTAAACGAACTTACAAATGGTTAAGGTCAAGAAAGACTGCAGCTGAAACTACAGGTGGTAAAGCTATTTTTGAAATGGTGTACCTTAACAAAGCATTTGTTGATGGTATTACTATGTTTAACTCTGAGGATATAGATAATTGTAGAGATGTTAATAGACTTATAGGTCACATACCAGCTGGTACGCATTTGATTGCAGGACTTGACCCAGCTTCTACTGGATTTCAAGCCTGTGTGTTATGGGCTGCTAATCCAGAAACAGGTCAGTTGTACTTAGTAGATATAGAAAACGAAGAAGGTGGAGGAATTATACAAGCTAGAGAGTCTATACAGAGATGGTATGAAAAATATAATTGTGCTCACTGGGTTATAGAAGAGAACGGATTTCAAAAAGCAATACGACAAGATGAGAAGATTAAAGACCTCTGTGCAAGATTTGGTATCTATACAGAAGGACATCAGACCCAGAGAAACAAGTTTGACCCAATATTTGGTGTAGGTTCAATGGCACAGTTGTTTAAAGAAGGCTTGATTAATTTGCCTTATGGTGACCCAAATAGCGAAGTTAAGAGTAATATATATCGTAGACAACTAATTTATTTTTCTTCAGCTGCTAATAAAGCTAAAGGTAATAAAAGTTACAAATCAGATGTTGTAATGGCATCTTGGTTTCCTTTAAAAGTTATTAGAAGGTTAGGCAAAGAACGCTTGGCTGAGGTAGGATTAGATTATGAACCTAGTTTTGGAGAATGGAATATAAGCGATATGAATGAGAGTCCTTGGTAATGACACCTGAACAAATACAACACGCTATAACACAGTTACATTTTGATAACCAAAGTGCATACTCTACTCGTGGTCGTATTCGTGCAATTATGAATGGTGGACCTGATGGTATTCAGGCTTTACTAGGTGACAACCTCAAAGGTTTCCAAGACTGGCAAGTACCTGTACCAAACCTTATGATGTCAGGACTAGAGCATTTATCACAAAAAATTGGTCGTATTCCTAACTTAAAAGTAGATGTACCTAATGGTAAGGATAGCGATAGAGCAAGACAGAAAGCTGAAAAGATTGGCAGAATTGTTAATGCTTATGATGATGTACAGAAATTAGATTTACAAATGCCACAAGTAGGTAGATGGCTACCTGGCTATGGTTTTGCTGTTTGGGTTATTAGAGAGAAAAGAGATGCTAATGGTGTATCTTATCCTATAGCTGAACTTCGTGACCCTTACAACTGTTTCCCAGGTTACTTCGGTGCAGACCAACAACCTAAAGATATGGCTATTGTTAGAAGAGTTCCTAAAGAAGCTCTAGCTAGAACATATCCTAAATATGCAAATGAAATATTAAATAAAGATGCTTATAACACAGATTTCTTAGGTGTAGGTAATGCCTACGCTTCTGCATATACAGACCAGTACAATGGCTCTTGGGCTAACAGTAATGGTGATGGCGACCTAATAGCAGAGTACTATAACTTAGAGGGAACTTATATTTTCCATATGACCTCTGCAACTATTCTTGACTTCATACCAAATCCACTAGATAGTGGACCTGCCTTTGTCATAGCTAAGAAATTTAGCTTTGATAGATTGCAAGGACAGTATGACCAAATCATAGGACTTATGGCTTCTATGGCAAAGATTAATGTGATGTCAATAATAGCAATGGAAGATGCAGTGTTTACAGAAACAAACATATCAGGAGAAATAGAATCAGGACAATATCGTAAAGGTAGATTTGCTGTTAACTATTTAGCTCCAGGTACACAGGTTTCTAAACCAGCATCTAATGTTCCTTATCAGATTTTTCAACAGATAGATAGAATAGAACGACAACTTCGTGTCGGTGGTTCATATCCTTCGCAAGATGATTCGCAGTCACCACTTAGCTTTGCTACTGGTAGAGGACTTGAAGAACTAGGAGCATCTATGTCACTTATGATTAGAGAGTACCATACTGTTATGGCTGACTCTATAGAAATGATTGACTCTAAAAGATTAGAGTGGGATAAAAAAATGTATGGTGGTACTAATAAATCACTATCTGGTTATATGGACAATACTTTTTATTCAGAAAACTATGACCCAGCTAAAGACATTAGTTCTTTCCAAACACGAAGAGTGTACGGAGCTATGGCTGGATATGATGAACCACAGAAAATAGTTACAGGACTGCAATTACTTAATGCAGGAATTATTGATAGTCAAACATTACAAGAAAACTTAGATGGACTTGATAATATTGTTAGAGTCAATGAAAGAATTACAAAAGAAAAAGCAGACAAAATATTATTTGAAACACTGTTATCACAAGCCCAACAGGGCGACCCTAAAGCAACAATGACAGTTGTACAAATAAGAAAAAATCCAGGTGATATGCAAAATATATTGGATAAATTCTTTACTGCAGAGGAACCAGAAATTCCTGAAGCAGAACAAAGTCTGATACAAGGATTACCAGAAGGAGCTGCCTTGCCACCACAAGGTGCTCCACCTGGTATAGGACAACTACTACAAGGTTTAGGACAATGAAAGATATTAATAATGAATTTGTTGACATAGTCAATTTTTGTTTAGATGATGTAGATGAAATTGGTAATGATATATTATTAGAAAAAAGATTAACTGAACCTACAATCTACACAGACCAAATGCCACCAATGGTATTTCCATTTGGTTATATGATTATAAGTTCAACATTTGCTTTTTTTGAAGAGGAAGAGGAAGAATGAGTAGAGCACCTAAAGTAACAAAAACAGCATTAAATGTACCTCCAGCAGGTAGAAACTTTGTAGACAATAGCAAGATGGGTTATGGAGAAAAAGTAGAGATGCAAAGATTTTTAGATGAATCACCTACAGTTAGTAATGAAATTGTTACAGATACTGTAGCTCCACAACAAATACCACTTGACCCTACTGTACAAAAACAATTAGATTTAGATGTCTTTGCTGGTACTAATAGAAAGAATGAAAATGTACGAACAGGATTAGGTGTACCTAACAATATGAGAAGTACAAGAGAATTAGTACAAGAAATGTATGACCTAACAGGTGACCCAGACTTAGCCAGATTATTGAGTTAGTATGTCATTTTCAATATTTGATGGCGATATTGCAGATGATGATATAGCAAGAAAAGAACAAGACAAAAGAAATACACCTTCAACTATAAATGAAGAAATGGCTAAACAAGCTGCTTCTATAGCAAATAAATACCCAACACTTCCTGCAGGTGCAGTTGTAGGTGCTGCTCGTTTAAACATATCACCTGATGACCCAAGACTACAACAAATTGTAATACAAGATTCAATTCTTAAAGAAGAAGAAGGATATGGTGCTGTTAAAACTGCTGGTAAGTTTGCTAAAGAAAAAGGTAAAGCAGGTTTAAGAGGACTGTTTCTTGGTTTTCAATCAGCTTGGGAAGAAGGATTACCAGAAAAAGTAAGATACTTAGAAGCTAGACAGCAGGGTATGACACCAGATGAAGCAAAAGCAGCTTCTGAAACAGAGTTGTTTAAAGCTGGTATTACAGGTAAAGGTGATTTAGGAGATGGTTTATTTTTAGGAAGCACTGACCCAACAACAACTGATGAGTATAAAAATCTAGTTGAATCAGGTGTTAGTCCTACAGATGCAAGACAGTTCGTTTTAGATAATGTTTTAGCTCCACAGATATACGAAGAGCAAAGACTTAAAGCTGAAACAGGAGTACAGTTCCAAGGTGAAAGAAGAGCTAAGTTTGAAGCAGCAGGTGTTGCTCCAACAGTAACTATTGGTCGTTGGTTGTTTAAACCATTTGATGAAGTTATAGAGCCAGGTACTAAAGCGTATAGTTTTATGACTGGTGCTATTGACTTAGCTGCACAAATATTTGCTGACCCTATAGCTTTAGCAACATTTGGTTTATCTAAAGTAGGTAAACTAGGTAAAACATTTACTTCTTTACAAGATATGAAAAAATTTGAATCTAGTGGATTGATTAATGCTGCTAGAAAAACTATACACGGACCTACATCACAAGCATTCTTAGCTGGAGATGAAGGGTTAGTATTTAAAAAATTCTTATGGGAAAATGCTGAAGATGGCAATGTAATTATTAAACAAAGTGGTGAACAAATTAAAGACCAAGAGTTTTTGTTAGGACTTAGGAAACTAAAACAAAAAAATCCAAAAGCTACATATGATGATATTAATAAGCAGCTAACTGATTATGTAGATGATTACTTAGTTAATAAACAATTAACAAACAATATGCTTCCAACCATAGGAAAAAAAACAAATCGTTTAACAAAAATGATGGACAAAACATACGGAGCCAGAATGGTAACTGGAGATGTAGATGGTTCATTAGTTCAGATGACAAGATTACTTAATTTAGCTACTGACCAACTGGATGCTGATGCTGCACAAAAACTAAGTAGAAAATATTTTAACAAAACATTAGATGCTTTAGATAGTGATGATGCACCTACAGAGGTAGTTAATACATTAGTTGAGTTTTTTCAAAAAGATTTTAAAAATCCTATCGTAAAAAATATGGGTGGAAAAATAAATAAAGATGGAAGTATATTAAGCAAGGCAGATGCTCCTAACGACCCACAGGCGTTGTCAGAATTTCAAATAAAACTTATTGAACGAGGAACTAATGTAATGGGTAAATTTTATGCAGATGGTGAAATGGCTAAGACTGCAGGTAGAAAATATAGTAATTTAGATTTAAACTACACACCTACATTGCAAAAAATACTAAACAAAAAAGGTAAACCTGTAAATGAAGAAGCCTTGTTGATGAGTCCATTAACAGTTACACAGTTAGCAGATGAAATATTTTTACCTAATCCAACAGATTTATTAAGAGTAGGTAAAGCATTAGATAGTAAATTAGGACCAGTTGGTAATCAATTCTTTGCTGGTGAAAGTGCAGATACAGTTCGTAGATTTATGGATAATTATTATGGTGGTTATTTTAAACCATTAGTACTACTACGACCAGCTTGGACAGTAAGAGTTGTTTTAGAAGAACAAATTAGAATAATGGCATCAGGTATTACTAGCCCTATTAGACATCCAATAGAAACTATAGCTAGAGCGTTTAATGCACCGAGAGAGTCACAACTAGGATTACTAGGTTCATTTGAGAATAATGCACAATTTATGGATGGAATGACAGAAAGTGCTGGAACATTATCTTCTATACGAAGAAGATATGCAGGAGCAGGTACCTGGGGTACAGTTGACAAAGGTAAAAACTTTCAACACTTGGAAGAACGCATCATTTAGAAATGTATTACAAGCATATTTTGACCCTTTGACAAAAGAGTTAGCAGCTATACAACTGTTACCTTCAGCTAAAAGAGCAGCAGCTTTAAGAGCTTTAAAGAAAAGAGCTAACACCAAAGGTAGTAGTTTAAACAAAAATATTAAAAAAGTTACTGGTGCTAAATCACATATGTTTAATGGTGCTGGTAGACAGTCTGCTCCAGGTAGAGCATTATCTGATGAGTTTATAAATTATGTAAATGCTAACTTAGCAGACATAGCTGGTGGTAGTGTAAAAACTACAACAGCTGGTGGTGCTACAGCAGCATCAAGTAGATGGATTCAAGAAGGTGGTAACCCAGAACTATTACAATTTATAGCTAGAAAAGATGCAGTTAATGATTTAGCTGGTTTAAAAAAGGTAGACTTTGATGCTTACTGGAGAGGTGAACTAACTGATAGTGAATACGATAGAATTACTACACAACTAAGAAAAAACCAAGAATTAATTAAAAAAGATTTCTTTGATAAGTATTTAGATGTTTTACCTAAAACAGCTAAAGCTGAATTGTTTTCACAAAAAAGAAGTGTCAATATGGCAAATGATTTTGTAGATAAAGCATTTGATATGTTGATGTCTGTTCCTACTAATAAACTATCTAGGTCTGTAGCATTTAAAGCTAACTATTGGAATAAAGTAGCAGAGATTGCTGGACATACAAACAAAGCAACATTAAACAAATTAGTTAAACAAGCAGAAAAAGCTGGTATTAATACTGGTACAGCTACAGAAAGAAAAGCCTACAAAAAAATTACATCTTATAAAGAAGGTCAAGTAGGTGGAATTAATGATATAGAGATTGTAGATAAAGCAGCAGCTTCATTTGCACTAGGAGAAACTAAAGCATTACTTTATGATGTAACTACTAGAAGTAGATTAGGTAACTCTACTCGTGCATTGTTTCCATTCGGTGAAGCCTTTGTTGAAATCTTTACCACTTGGGCAAAACTTATAAAACAAGAAAGAGGCAGACCTTTAAGAAGAGCACAACAAGTAGTACAGTCAGGTAGAAAAGAAGGTGCTAAATTTGAAGGTGATGACCAAAAAGGATTCTTTTATCGTGACCCTTTAACTCAACAAGAGTTATTTAATTATCCTGGTTCAGGATTACTTAGAAAGTGGATGTTTAAAGACCTAGAAGAAAATGGTATTAAAGTTAATATGCCTGTGTATCTACAGTCAATTAACTTAGCTGCAAATGTTATTCCAGGTTTTGGACCAACAATTACTGTACCTGCAGCTTTTCTTAATGAAAAATATAAAGTGTTTAAACCAGAAGGTCTTGCACAGTTTATATTATTCGGTGACTTTTCGCCACCAAGAGCAGGTACTCCAGGAGAAATAGCAACATCTTTAGTTCCTTTTCCTAGTTATGCTAAAAAATTTGCTACAGCATTTGTACAAAACTCTGATGAAACTAAAAGAATGTTTAACAATACAACTATTGAAGTATATAAAGCCTTGTTGTATGCAGGTGAAATATCTGATGAGTCGCCAGAACAAGCAGCTAAAGGTTTAGACCTAGCTGCAGATTATGCACAAAATATTATTATGTTTAGAGGTTTAGCACAATTTCTTGGACCTGCTGGACCATCATCACCTAAGTATGAAATCACCGATAAAACAGGTAACTTCTTTTTGTTTGAAACATTAGCCCAAGAATGGAGAGATATTTCTACAGCATCAGGTGATATTGATGAAGCTATGAATCAATTTACAGATAGATTCGGTTTTGACCCTATTGCTATTGCTACTGCTAAAACAGAAACTATAAAGAAAAGACCTATTACTGCTGATGGAGCAGAATGGGAAAGAAGCAATCCTGGTTTAGTAGATAAATTTGACTTAACTTATGGATATTTAATTGATGAAACAGATTCAGAGTTCTCTTATGATGCGTATTGGAACCAGATAGTAGAAGGAGAAAGAGCTCCAAGAACACCTGAACAATGGCAGAGAGCTAAGAATATTCTATTAGGTAACCTAGAGTTTGAAGCCTGGATGATAAAAAATGACTTAGTAAACAAAACAGACAAGGTTTCTACTGCAGCTAAGAGAAACAAAAAGGCTGATTTAGCATCAAGATATTATGGTTATGGACTATCTATTCCAGGTTCTATTAAGAAACCAGAGCTTGATGAGATTATTATGGAACTATATACTTGGTTCAACCCAGTCACCTACGAAATAATACCTGAACTAAAAGCACAACCTGTAGCACAAGCACTGGTAGAATATATTAAAGAAAGAGATAAAGTTATTGAGTTGACTACTAACATACCAGGTACTAATTATTTAGCTACCTCGTTTAGAACATCAGCTAAACTTGTTCCTTTTAGAAAACATTTAAGAAATGTTAAAAGCCAAATAGAAGTAGAATACCCAGAGGCTAAGGCTTTGCTACAAGAAGTTTTTGAAAGAGAACTAAGAAACGAGTATGAGGATGAAGAATTGTTAAAGGCACTGAACGAATAATGGAAACAACAGTATTTGTAGATAGAATTATAGACATCCTTAGAACTGTCAACTCGCAAGTTAAAGCTGGTGAAAACAGATATACCTTAACAGATGAACAGTTTGATACTATAAACCAGACACAAGACTTAGCAACAGTACAACAATATCTATTAGCTTATGGAATACCACCATATCTTATAGACATAGCATTAGATGAAAACCAAAGTATGGCTGATGTTACTGGTAGTGGATATGATTTAAGTTTACAACAAGCGTTTAATGAGTTTGGAGGAATAACTCCAGGTGCAAGTCCTATAGGAGTTACTGCTAGTTATGTAAGTCCTAGAGGTGATGCAGCTTCTGAATACTATACAGAGAATGATTTAGTAGATGACTTTGCTGGTATGGGTGAAGAATCTATAGCAGGTATTCAAGCATCTTTAATAAATGCAGGTCTGTTAGAAACAGATGCAGGATTTATTGCAGGTGATTGGGGTCCTACAACACAAAGAGCTTTCTCATACATCTTAGGTATGGCTAATAGAAGGGGTGTAACTACACAAGAAAGAGAAACTGGTTCAGCTTGGCGTAGTGCATTATCAGAGTTTGAACAAAATCCTTTACCTAAGTACCCAGATGCAGAAGCATACTTACCACCAGACTTTGACAGTGTTGCTAACTCAATTACAACTATGTTTAGAAGAGGTGTTAATCGTGACCCACAACCTTATGAACTTAAACTGTTGGCTAATACTTTATACTCTGAAGCACAACAAGCCTATCAACAATCAGTAGATTTAAACCAAGCAACACAACAACAAGATGTAAGTGCTGGGGGTTTACTTGCTGGTCAGTATGGTAACTATTCAAAAGAGAATGTACAAGCTAAAATAGATGCAGAGGGCTTGACACAGATTGACCCATTAGCTGGTGCACAATTTAGATTTGAAGAAATCATTGCAGATGAAAAAGGAAGGTTAGGAGAGAATGTTGATTCAAGGCGTTCTAGGGCTCTTATGCTCAATTCTCTTAACCAACGCCCAAATTAATATGGTAGATAATAACGAACTATACGCATTTATGGAAGCTGTAAGACAGCAAGAGAACGCTGGTGGTGACTATCTAAAGAAACATAGAAAGACACAGACAATGACTAACAATGGTTTACAAACAGTACAAGCATATGGTGCTTATGGAATACTAGATATTAACTGGGATGCCTGGGCTAAACAAGCTGGGTACGAAGGAGCAGACTGGAGAATACCTGTTATTCAAGATATAGTTGCAGCAAATAAAATTCAAGAATACCACAACAATTATGGTTCTTGGGATTTAGTAGCAGTAGCTTGGTATGGTGGTCCAGGTAAAGCTGACATAGCTATGAACTCTGGTATGGATGCTGTAGGAGATATTGAAAACCTAGAAGGATTTGGTCCTAATATCAAAACATATGTCAATAAAGTTATGAATACATATGAATCAGAAAAAGATAAACCACAACCAGATATGAATATACAAGCATATGCAGAACTTAGAAACAAAGATAGTTTCTTTACTACTGCATATAACCCACAAGGTGAAATACTTGATGCACCTAACAATAACATAATGAAATTAAGTTCACCAGATTACACAAGTTTAAACAGAGAAGTCGTACCACAGAATGATAAGATAGCTAAGTATGGTGCAGAGATAATAGATGCTCTTACACCTAACAGAAAAGATATAGCATTTGAATTACCTGAAGGGATGATGTAATGGCATTTAAAGCATATAACTTATTAGGACAAAAAGGAATTAAAGGTGAAAGGAATCCAGACCCAAATCTTTCAGAAGCAGAAGCAACATATCTTTATGAATTTCCACCTGGTAGAACTGGTGGAGATAACGCAGGAGTTACCAAAACAAGTTCAGGCGAACTTAATTCCTGTTGACCAAGAAGTTCATAATAAAAAATTAGAACAAGTTGGAACAACATCTTCAAGTTCTAGTACTAATAATGTTTCTCAATCTACGAAAAGTGTTGATATAGATAGTGCTATAAAAAACTCATCAGGAAAAATTAGAAGTCTTACTGCAGCAGAATATAATGAATTTAAAAAATTACCTATAGAAGAAAAAAGAATTAAAATAGCTGAACTTGCAGCAGCAAATATTAACTTTAGAAGTTCACAAATAGAAGATTTAGAAGAAACATATCGTATTACTGAACAAGAATTTAATGAAGCTGTTGACAAAGGTAGGTCTGGAGAATTAGATGTTATGCAATCTGGTCCACTTAATTCAGGAGTAGATACTTGGTGGCAGTTACTTGGTTACGACACTATCAATGAAGTTAACAGAGATTTAGCTTCTGGTGCTTTAAATATTAATGACCCTGAAGTTCGTAGAGCTAAAGATAACGCAGAAGAAAAAAGAGGTATGGGTGGAATTAATGATACTAGAGTTCAAAAACCTTTTGGACCACAAGAATTTAGTGACATTGAAGGAACAGTTACTGTTTTTAAAGATGATAAAGCTATAGAAATTCTTGAATCAGATTTACATTTATACGAATTACAAGATTGGACAGCAGATGAAAGTGCTGCTGTATCCACCAGTACATCTTCTACTGATTCATCTGATGATTCATCTGATGATTCATCTGATGATGTTTTAACTGAAACAATAGGTAGTACACAAGTTGTTGTTTATGGACCTAATGGTGCTAGAACAACAGCTAATACAGCTAAAAGAGATGGTGAAGAGATGTCTGAATATGACAGACTTATTGCTGGTCTTATAGAAGGTAGAGAAGGTTATGCAGGTGCTACAAAGACAGAAAAACTAACATCAGATTATCCAGGTGATTATGGTGGAGAAGATGCTTCTACTCCAGATGACCAAAGAGAAAGTGTTGTAGGCGTAGGTAATACAGACTACGACAATAAAGATTATTCTGCAGTAGGTGATGTAGTTGGTCAAAGTAGTTCAGGTGACCAAAGTCTTGGTACAGCTGGAGGTACAGTAGGAACACCAGGAGCAACAAAACTTAATCAATTTAATAACATACCTGAAGGTGCTGTATTAGTACAGTCAGATGAAGATAGATTATATCTTATGTACACAGTGCCTGGTGCAGGAACATTGTACAAAGGTTTACCATTAAGAATGTTCTATGAAGTTAAAGGTAATGATTTGTATAAAGCAGGTATATTAACCCAAGATGCACCTTACGAAATTAATTATTTTATGACCGAGGATGAGATTGATGACTTTATCGTTGCAGGAAACACAGCAGAACTACCAGGTAACGACCCTAATACAGGACAAGCTCCACATCCTTTCCTTAGTTTTGTAGATAATCTAACTACACAGGCACAGATTGCACCTTGGTTATTAGATAAAGAATCAATATCTTTATTAGCAGAGGCTGCATTAGAAGGTAGAGAAGTAAGTGAAGCTGAATGGAGAGTTACTGATTGGTACCAAGAACATTCAGAAGCAGAAAGAGATTGGTTAAGATTATACAATGCTGACCCTTCTACTGCTACAGCACAAAAGAATGATTACAAGATACAAGTAAGTAGAGCATTACAAGCAGCAGGAGTTACTGGTGGGTTTGATTCTGCTACAGGTCAGGAGAAAGCTCCACCTGATGCTTTAGTTAGTTGGATTGCAGATAAGTGGGTAAGTGGTACTTGGTCAGAATCACAAACATCAGAACAAATAGCTTTGTTTGCAGACCCATTTAGGTCTGGTGTAAGAGATACAGACTTTACTACATACTTATCTACAGCTGGTGTTGATGGATTAGAAAGAACAGCTGAGAAAGAAGATAGAGTTAGACAACTGTACACACAATACTTAGGTCCAGTGTTTGGAAAACTTAGTGATGCAGAAGTATCACAAAAAGCTGGAAGGTTAAGAAACGATACTGACTATGAAGCAGCTTTAATTGAACAATTAAAGAACAATAGATTAGGATTGTTTCCTAAGTACACTAATCCAGAACTTACTTATGAAGATATAGTTACACCTTGGAGAAACCTAACTACTTCTGTATGGGGTGAAGCTGCAGATGAAACACAATCTTGGTGGCAAGATATGGTTGGAACAAATGATTTTACTTCTGGTACTGCAACATTAAGGTCTAAAGGTTTAGAGATGGGTAATAACCAAGTTACAATAGAAGCAACTGAAGCATTACAATCAGCGTTAGGTGATGGTTCTGCATTACAAAATTTAGGAGCTAATCAATAATGGAACAGTATTTATTACTTGCACAATCTTTATATCCCAATATGCCTACACAAGTCCTTAATGCTTTCGCTACACAGTGGGCAGAAACAGGTGACCCTAACATTGCTATATCACAATTAAGACAAACAGATATTTATAAAGATGCTTTTCCAGGTAATGTTTTACCTAATGGACAAGTACGATATGATGAAGTTACTTATCAAGGATTAAAAGAATCTTACATAGGTACACTTGCAGAGTTTGGTTTACCTAGAGCTACATCTGAAGAGATGTTATCAGAAAGATTTACTTCTTTAATAGAAGGAGAAGTATCAGCTAGAGAATTTGAACAAAGAATTACAGCAGTTTATAGAGGTATAAACGATAACTTAGAACAAGTACAAAACTTTTACAAGAGTAACTATGGTATTGACTTGACATCCGAAGCTATCTTCTTAGGTGCATTAGACCCAACAGTAGGAGAAGAGATTATTGCTGGTAGAATTACTTCAGCCCAGATAGGTGGAGAAGCAGCAAGAGCTGGATTTAATATTACTACTACAGTAGCTGATAGATTAAGAGGTGCTGGTATAACACAGAAACAAGCAAGAGAATTGTTTACTGCTGCACAAACAGAACTACCTAGATTACAAGAAATACAAGAAGTATCACAACCAGGTTCAGAAGCTATAACCTTAGAAGAGTTTACTGATGCAGCTATATTTGGTGACCCAGAAGTTACAGAAAGAATTACTAGATTATCAGCGAGTGAGCAGTCTAGGTTCTCACCTACTACAGGTGCTGTTAGAACAGGTCGTGCAGTCACAGGATTAACTGAAGAATAAATACACACCATTCGTTTAAACAGTGGTATAATAAATTATAGCCTTGCAGGTTTCGGCTTAGAATAGATGCTGCACCCTCCAGTTTATCTCTGGCGTATAAACTGTGTACTTTAAATCGCCCAGTATCGGTACAGCTAGAAGTGGCTGACAATTCTCATTTGTACTTTAATTATAACTTGTCGCCTATCGCATTATTTACCCCAGGATAATGTAGTTAGTAGAAACTGGGAGAGGAGAGAATATGGAAAACGATATGGAAAATACAGTGGATAACACACAAGATGATAACAATGCTATCAAGTCAATGCGAGAACGCATTAAAGAACTTGAAGGTGTAGAGAAAGAATATAAGTCTGTACAAATGGGTAATGCCATTAAAGATGCAGGTTTTGACCCTAGCTCTGGACAAGGTAAAGCATTGAAAGACTTGTATAAAGGCGAAATGGATTCTGATTCTATTAAGCAGTTTGCTTCAGAGAACTACGGATGGGGTGCAAGTCCTGACCAAGTTACTGAACAAGAGGCTCAAAGGTCAAGAGTTATAACTAGCCAAGATAGTTTAGATACTGTAATTGAAGCATCAGTACCAGTTGAACCAGTAGGCATAGATGACCAAATAAATCAGGCACAGTCTGATGGTGATTGGCAAACAAGTTCAGCTCTCAAAGCAGAAAAATTAAAAACCTTAATGGAGAGAAAATTATAAAAATTACTCTTTATTAATTAACAAATAAAAAGGAGAATTAACTATGGGTGCAATAACAGGTCAAGGACAATCCTTTAACCTCCCTAATTATGTAGGAGAACTATTTAATGTTTCCCCTACAGATACTCCATTATTGAGTGCAATTGGTGGTATGACTGGTGGTATATCAGTTTCATCAAAACAATTTACTTGGCAGACAACAGACCTCGCAGGAGCTGCTCAAACAGCAGTTGTTGAAGGTGCTGACCCTACTATGAAAGGTAGAACAAGAAGCGAAGTAAGCAATGTTACTCAAATAATGCAGTATGGTGTTGAAGTATCATACACCAAACAAGCAGCAGTCGGAAACATAGCTGGAGAATCTATCATTGGTAATCAACCAGTTCAAGATGAATTGGCTTTCCAATTAGATATGGCTATGAAAACAGCTGCAAGAGATATTGAGCATTCCTTTATTCAAGGAGCTTATAACGCAGGTGCCAACATAACTACACCTAGAAAAACTAGGGGTATGTTAGCAGCAGTAACAACTAACGAAGTTGCTGGTGGTGCAGCTGCTTTGACACAAGCAAAAGTAGAATCAGCTTTAAAGAAAATGGCTGACTCTGGTGCTCCATTTGAGATGCCAGTTATATTCGCTAATGCTTTCCAAAAGCAGAAACTATCTTCTATCTATTCAAGTGCTTTAGCTTTAGCACCAAGAGATAGAACTGTCGGTGGCGTTAATATCACAACAATAGAAACAGACTTCGGTCAAGTAGGTATCGTTTTTGAACGACACATACCAGCTGATGATGTTCTTATTGCTGACCTTGCGTTTATGAAGCCAGTGTTCTTGGACATTCCAGGAAAAGGACACTTCTTTGTTGAGCCATTAGCTCAAACAGGAGCAGCTTATAAGTACCAAGTGTATGGAGAAGTTGGATTAGAATATGGTCCAGAACAATTCCACGCAAAAATAACAAACCTATCTGTCGCCTAATTAGGGGATAGCTAGTATATTTATTAGAGGGAGATAAATACTTCTCCCTCTAGTAATATGGAGATATATGGCAGCAGTAGGCACACTCGTAGATAGAATTTATAGAGATTACTTAAATAAACCTGATGACTTATCAGCTTTTTCTAGGTTAGATGGTGCTATGACTAACTCACAAAACACACTTTCTTATGAAGATGGATTGTTTAGTGTAGAGGAAGAAAACCTTTTAGGCAATGGTGCAATCGTAGAGGTTGGACTAGAGCTTATGTTAGTTACCAGTGCAAACACTTCAACAAGAGTGTTATCAGTATCAAGAGGTTACTCTGGTACAACAGCTGCTACACACGCAGACAAAGATAATATATTTATTAACCCAACATTCCCTCGTAAGTCTGTATTTGATGCAACATCAGATAACATAGAAAGACTATATCCTACGCTATGGAATGTAACGACAGCAGATGTAACTTCTAATGCAACATACGCAGAAGTACCAGCATCAACAGTAGAAGTTCTTAACTCCTATGTACAGTCTGCATCAGGTAGTCAGTACACATCAGCAGGTATAGAATTACTAAGAGATTTCCCACCATCAAGTACAAACGCAGCAGTACAGTTTTATAACACTGCAACAGGTAAGACAGTACACCTTGTAGTTAAAAGAAGATTTGTTAGACCTACTGATGAAACAGTGGACTTAGCTACTTTCTGTTTACTAGATGACCAAACATATCATCAGATTGTAATGGTCGGTGCAGTAGCTGACATCATAGGTGCAACTGATATAGATGCCACAACACAAGAATTTATTACAGAAAAATTAGCTGCTGAAAACTATCCTGTCGGTTCAGGAGAAAGATTAAGAAACGCATTACTACGACTAAGGTCATTGTTGATTGATGAAGCAAGAGGTAATCTACGCTCTCTGTATGCACAGCCAGTAGCGATAATGAACATTAATTACTAGGTTCGTATGGCAGTATTACCATCACCTAGCAACACAGCACAACCACAAGCACAAGGCTTTGAAGCTAACTTAGATGATTTATTCTTACGATTTGCTGTAGGTCCTGGTAGGCAGATGAACATAAACACTGCTCCACTACAGGCACAAGCTATACAAACATCAGAAACACCAGAGGATTTCCAACAGGAGTTTGGTCAAATTTATTCAAGAACAAACTTTACTGGTGGTGAAGGCTTAGATAAAGCACATAGAAGAGAAGGTACACCTAATGATTTCTCTAGGTTTTGGGATAGCAAAGGTATTGATGTCTTTCACGCAGAACAAGATAACTCATACAGTGTTAGATTACTGAAAGATGTAGAACAAAAGACTTTAACTTTATCATCAGAGAATAACTACTTAGCACAAACGACTAATGGTTATATGTATATCACAGATGGTACAAGCATATATCAATCTATTAATGAAGGTGTTACCTGGACTGCTATGACAAGTACTGGTGTTAGCTATGCAATACAAGGTATAGTCGCATTCGGTAATGATTTATTTATTGTTACAGGAGATGGTGGAACAAACAAACAACTTATATCTTATGATTTATCTGCTACAACATTCACTACAGAAAACTTAGGTTCAGTATTTACTGGTGCATTTACAGGTATCTGGTTTGCAAAAGGAACTTTATTTGTTAGTGGTAAGTCCACAACAGCAGAGTTTTTATGGCAATCAAGTCCATTCACAGCAAACTTTTCTGGTGACTTTGAAACAACAGATGCTTTAGTTACAACAGAACCAACACATCAATTCACAAGTGTTACTGATGCAGGTGCAGTAGTTCTTGCAGGTAATACAGATAGTAATGTCTATTCTTTAAAGATTGATGGTGGTACCTGGAGTCTTAAAGGTCAGACACAATTAGCTTTTGAAGAGATACATTCACTTGCATCAACAGAAGGTATTGTTTATATCGGTACAAAAGGTTATCAATCTAATACAGGTAGATTCTATACAGCAGAGTTAACTGTTGCAGATAACTTGTATGTCTTAGCTAACAGACAGTTAATAAAAGAATGGGATAATGGTGTTGACCAAAGTCCACATAGTATGTTTGTTACTAGAGATAGTGTCTATATGGGCATACACGAATCAGCAACTGAAACAAACTTGTGGAGATATTACTTACCTACTGCTGGTATAGCTAGAGATTTAAGTGTCACACATAGCTCTGATGCTAATGCAAAAGTTACAGGTATTACACAGACTGGTACAACTGGAGGTAAATTTATCATACTTATCAGTGGTGTTGGTGTGTATAAACAGACAGATACTTTTGTCAGTACAGGTTATATTATCTCTGCTTTAGCTGACTTCTATACATCTGAAAAGAAACAATGGGTAGGAGCAAAGCTAAATACAAATGGTGTTAGTTCAGGAACTATAGCATTAGCAACAACAACTATTCCTAATGACATAAACAACTCTGCATCTAGTACTTGGACACCACAAATATCTGTTGCCTCTGGTACAGGTGGAGAAGAAGAAGTTTTAGAGTTAGTACAAGGTAGATGGATGTCTGCAAAACTTACTATAACTACAAGTGATACATCACAATCACCAGAGTTATTATCGTTTGCTGTTAGAGGTTTCCAGTTAGTCAATGACTTGGTTGTAGATATGCCAATAAATATATCTGACCAAGTAGAAAGACCATTTAGGAAAGCACTAAGAGTAATGGTCAAGGGGATTTAATCTATCAGGCACTAAGAAATAAAGAAGGACAGAATGTCCAATTAGAGATATTCAGACCAGATACTTTATTACGAGGTATAATAGAAAATGTTAGTAGTCCTATTGAAGAAATTTCTCCAAGAGGGTCTGTAACACAATATTGTCTAGTAAGATTTAGAGGTAGTAAGGTTATTGCAACTTCAGCCAGTGGTGAAGGATTAGCCATAGGATTACTAGGTGTAGAGAGATTAGGATAGAATGACAGCACAAGAAACAAAGCTATTTAACGCTTTTGAAACAACCTTAACAGCAACTATGGGTTCATCAGATACAACCTTTACTGTTAATGCTGTAGTTGATAGTTACCCTACAACTCTTGCTGCACCTTTCTACATAGTTATAAACCCTGATAGTGCAACGAACAGAGAAGTAGTATTAGTTACTGCTGTCAACACAGGTACAAAACAATTAACAACCTCTGTACCAAATAGGTATTTACCAGGTTCAGCAGCTAGTTCAGGATTATCACATTCATCTGGAACTGTTGTACGAATGGCTCCTTTACAACAACACATAGAGGACATTAACGACAGAGTAGATGCAAACTTTAACGAAGCTGGTACACAGATAGTTGCAGGTAATGCAGTCAAAGATGAGGACAATATGTCATCTGATTCTGCTACACATTTAGCAACACAACAATCTATCAAAGCGTATGTAGATACACAGTTAGGTGCAAGTGACTTAGACCTTATCTGCAGATACTGGTACAAAATAGCTATAGATTTAGATACAGAACATTAGATTTAGAAGGTGGTACTGGTATAGACACAGCAACTGGTACTAACAAAATAACTTTTGGAATAGATAGTACAGTAGCAACTCTTACAGGTTCACAAACTTTAACAAACAAAACTATAAACAGTGCAAGTAATACTCTTACAGTTAATTTATCACAAGCTACTTTAACAGGTACTTTTGCACAATTTAACACAGCAGTATCTGATGCAACATTAGTAGATTTAGATGACACACAAACTCTTACTAACAAAACAATAAACTTTGAAAACAACACAGCAATAGTTGTGTATGCAGTCACAGAATCAGGTGGTAACTTTTTAATTGATGGAGAAGCAAATGCAACAATATCATTTAGACCTGGTGTTGTACATAGATTTGATGTATCTGATAGTTCAGTAGCTTCACATCCATTTGTATTATCAGAAACAAGCGAAGGTACAGCTTATACAACTGGTAGAACTGCTAGTGGTTCACAAGGTAGTGCTAATGCTTATATTCAATTTACTGTAAATGCTGATA